ATTTGGATGTGTACTATTATCAGTGGTTTTAAGAAAATGAAAGATGAACAAAAAGTATCGAATGATTTAGTTGATAGTGATATAGATATGATTAGAAAATTGAATCCTTTTCACTCAGAAAGTAATATTTATTTAGATATATTTAAAGAATATACAGCATGGGTTATGGAAAGATTAAGCACATTTGTTGGTGATGCATTATTATCTGTAATACAAAATCCTTTATTATCTATTAGTGGATTAGGTTTAAGTATATTGTTTTCTAGTTTATTATTTCGTTGTCAAAAAGATTTTAATTCTGAAGGTGGCTTTGTTTCTTCTTTAACTGATACATATGAAGGTATAGATACAGATCATTGTCATAGTTTAATACCTAAAATTACTGAATCAGTTCATAATATAGCAATAGCTGGTGAAAATAATATTTTAAAACATTGTTTTGGTGTAGTATCAGAAAGATTTATTGTTGCTCCTTTACATTTATTAGATGGCAGAGATCAAGTTCAATTAATAATTTATAAAGATAAAGATAAGAATCATAGATTAATAGATCATTCTCTTGTTGATGTTGTTTATAGAAATACGGATAATGATGTTTGTATAATGAAGTTGAGTGATGGTTTTCCCACTCCTTTTAAAAAAATTTCTCATTGTTTTGGTTATACAGATAGCAATAATTTAGGTTTAGTTTTTCCAAAAAAAGTTGTTAAATTAGAAGGATTATTACAAAGAACGAATGGCAATCCTATTTATTACAATATAGCAAACAAACGTGTTAATTCTGTTAAAAATCCTGTTATATATAAGGATCTACATTTTGAAGGGATGTGTGGTGTACCATTAATAACTGAAAATGGACACATTAGAGGAATGCATATAGCAGGTGCGAACGATCCTGAACAATTAGGTGTTTCGTTAGTCTGGGATGAAAGTTGTAGGGAAGATATATATAAGGTTTTAAATAAGATTGATAGTGGTTTAAAATTAGATGTAATAATGTGTGATAAAATTAGAGATAATATGAGTTGTATTAAAATTAAGAGTAATTTTCATATGTCAACACCGAAAAATACTAACTTTATTAAATCTCCTTTATATGATTTATTTGAAACCACTAGATCACCAGCGAATTTAACAATTTTTGGCAATCACACTATAAAAGATTTAGCTAAAGGATCAATGGAAAATATTTCGAGTATTAATTTAGATGAATTAAATTATGCTAAATCTGTGTTAAGTTTATATATGGTAAAATATAAAGATCTTAGTGAAAGAGAAATAATATTAGGTAATGAAAAATTAGCAAGAGTTAATAAAAAATCATCAAATGGAATATTTACTATTAAAGATAAATTAGATTGTTTGGATTACGAAAATGGAATTTTTAAAGATGATTTTAAGAAATTGTATATTGAATTTGAGAATAGAATGCGAACAGGTGATATTAAATTAGAAGATATAATTTGGACAGAAAGTATAAAAGATGAACTTAAGAATAATGAAAAATTAACACCACGTAGTTTCAAAATAAGTCCACTTCCAATGCAAATTCTTACAAAAAAAATATTTGGTAATTTAGTTTCACATATAGTAGATAATAGATGGTTTAATGAAATCATGATAGGTATAAATCCTTTTAAAGAATGGCATAAATTATATAATCATATAAATTATGGTAGAGAATGGGGAGGAGATATATCTAAATATGATAAACAAATGAAGGTACAAGTTCAATTAGCTGTTGCTGAAGTTTTATTAAGTTTTTATGAAGGGCAAGAACAACAATTAGCAAAAAATATATTATGTAATATTCCTTATAGTGTAGTTGCTGTTAATGATGATGTATATATGTTGAACCACTCGTTACCAAGTGGTTGTTGGCTTACAGCTATGTTTAATAGTTTAGTTAATCGTACATATACTCTTATGTGGTATTATAGATATATGAAAAAAGAGAATAAAACACCGACTGTTGTTTCTTTTTTTGAAGATATTAGTGATCCAGTATATGGTGACGATAGATTAAATAGTTGTAAAAAGAAAGAATATGCACATTTTTTGAATGCAATAACAATGAAAGATTTTTTTGAAAGTATGGGAATGAAAATGACTGATTCATTAAAAAATGAAATTGTAACACCTTTTCAGCCTATTAAAGAATTAACTTTTTTAAAAAGATATTTTCGTTTTCATCCTATTTTAAAAACTATTGTGTGTCCTTTAGATTTAAGAACAGTTTATAGTACATTATCCTG